GGGCATAAGCAACAGGGTGCAACCTGGTCCAGCTGATAACAGTATCTGGGACTTGGAAAACAACAACTCTACTGCGGCCACAATGGCTAAGCCTGTCCTCATCGAGGGGTTGAGCTACCCTGGGATCACTTGGAGGAGATCTGATAAATCTGCTGGCTCTCGTAAGCGTGGTTGGCAGAAAATGCGGGAGTTCTTTTTCGGTTCGTACCCTGATCGGGAAACAAGCAAGAGAGAGAACCCTGGTATTTTTATTTTCGACGAATGTAAATATTTCATAGATCTTGTTCCGAGCTTGCCCCGTGACGAAGTTGATCAAGATGACGTAGACACGGAAGCAGAAGACCATATGGGTGACGAGACTCGTTACTTCATTCTAGACCAAGCTGTTTACAGCGGTGTAAGACCTACCAGGGGGTAAAATGAGCATCACAGCCGTCCACCCGCTTTATGCGAAATTCAGTCCGATTTGGGAAAAGCTGAATGACGTGTTCGCAGGGCAGGACACCATCAAGGAAAAGCGGCAAAAGTATTTGCCACCGCTAATGTCAATGGAACTGGACGGAATGGCGTCCCCTGAAGACTTGGGTTACCAGCGGTATCAGCAGTATATATTGAGGGCTAACTTCCCTGACGATTACTCTGAAGCTGTTCGGAATAACCACGGTCTTTTGTGGTCCAAGCAAGCCACGATAGAGCTACCGGACGAGATGGCGTACATGTTGACGTCTGCCACCCGCGATGGGATGGGCTTGCAAGCCTTGCTGGCAGCCGTGAACGAGATGCAACTCCGAAACGGTCGAGTGGGGCTGCTGCTGGACATGGATTCTGTTGCATCCTCGGAAAATAAGCCATTTATCAGCGTCTACTATGCGCCAGCTATTCGCAATTGGGACTCTGCTGATCGCAGGCTTGACGGGGAAGTGGCTCGCGACTCCCTCAACATGCTTGTGCTTGACGAATCCGGTCCTGTGCGCGTAGAAGGCGGGTTCGACTGGCAAGACCAAATACGGCGACGGGTACTGTTGCTTGGCCCTCTTGAAGTCGATGATAAAGCCAACTCCGGTGCTGTTTATCAACAAGGCCTTTTTGTCAACGACCAGGAAACTGATTCTTTCGACAAGACGAAGATGATTGTGCCTAAGTATAAAGGCTCACCTTTGAATGAGATTCCTTTTGTCGCAATCAATGCGTCAGACTGCTTGATTGAGCCTGACAGCCCTCCTTTGCTAGGTTTAGCAAACCTTGTCCTTTCGATGTATATTAGCGATGCTGACTACCGCCAACACCTGGCTACACAAGGCCAAGACACTTTGGTTCGCATAGGTGCGATAGGCGACGGCGCAAGTGACGGCAAGGCCCCTGTTCGTGTGGGCGGTAACTCCGTCATGGACGTTGCAATGGGCGGCGATGTTAAATACGTTGGCATCGAATCGAAGGGCTTAGAGGAGGCCCGCATGGCTTTGGCGAACGATAAAGCCGAAGCTCAACTGAAAGCAGGCCAAATGGTTAACAACACCAAAGGCAGCCAGGAGTCAGGGGAAGCCCTTCGCACCAGGATAGGCGCCCGTACTGCTTCCCTCGTGCAGCTCGCGAAAACAGGTGCCAGCGGTGTGGAGGCTTTGCTGAAGCTGTGTGCGCGATGGATGGGCCTGGACGAAAACCAAGTGATTGTTAAGCCCAACTTGGACTTCTCGAAAGCTTTGTTCTCTGGGCAAAACTTAGTCCAGACCATGTCAGCTCGCCAGCTGGGCGCACCCGTCTGTCTTGAGACGATCCACAGCTATCTGTCTGATCAAGGGTTGACCACATTGACCTTTGAAGAAGAGATGAAGAAGATGGATGAAGAGTTCACGAAATATCCGTTCGTCAAAGACATGATGGCGTCAGGTAAAGCTGACCAAAATGGAGTTCAGCAAGCGCAAGGCTCGGCAGTCACAGCGGGCGGGATTGCTCAAGGTAAACAAAATCAAGCGACTTGACAAACTTGTCTGATCGTTTTAACTTACAAGCGCCCAATGTCGGGCGCTTCACTTTGTTGCATGGCAACAGGAGAATTTTCAATGTCTAAGTTTAAGATGCAGTTTGCACCCCACTCCCTCGCTTTCCTCTGCTCAATGCCGCGCGGCGAAGGCCTGGAAGTCGTTTATGAAAATAAAGACGCCATCCCCGCAGGTTATGAAGACCTGTACAGCGAGAAGGACGGCAAAATGGTCCTGACTGGCGTCAAGGGCGTTAAAACCCAACAAGACGTCGACAAGCTTCAGCAAGCTCTGGTGAAAGAGCGCAACGACCACAAGGCGACGAAGCAAACCTATGCACCCCTGGCAGCGCTGGGCTCTGTTGACGAAATTGTCGCAAACCTGGATCGCATCGCTGAACTGGAAGCCAGCCAAGGCAAAGGTGGCGCACCTGCTGACGTTGAAAAGCTGCTGCAAGCCAAGCTGGCTCCCCTGCAACGGGAGTTGGAAACCACGAAAGCAGGTCTGGCAGAGCGCGACAACCTGATCGCTTCGTTCAAAAGCAAAGAACAGCGCCAAACCATCGCCGAGCAAGTCCGCAAAGCTGCCAAAGTGCTCAAAATCCGTGACACAGCAGTTGAAGACGCTGTTATGTACGGCCAGAACCTGCTGACTGTTGACGACGCAGGCAATGTGGTTACTCGGGAAAACGTGGGCGTTACTGCTTTCGTCTCCGCCGAAGAGCTTCTCCGCGACCTGGTTGCAGCTCGCCCGCACTGGCTCGAAGAGTCGGTTGGCGGTGGTTCTGCTGGTAACAGAGGCGCTCAAGGGGCAGGTGTAAACCCCTACAGCCACGACCATTGGAACCTGGGTGAGCAGATGCGTATCTACAAGGAAAACCCTGAAAAAGCCAAGCAAATGGCAGCGCGTTTCGGCGTAGATCCCCTCAACCCTTCCCGCCCGCCGAAAAAATAACAAAAATGTGTTGACCATGCTTCTGTGTTGCGCTAGATTTTGCACATGAAGCATGGTCTTCACTTTAAGCCGTCCATGGGATAGGCTTACAACAGAAAAGTCTATCCTCATTTGGAGTTTACTATGCATCCTCTGATCGCAAAAGGTATGATGTCTCAGCGGCGCGGCTCAGCCCCCGCTCTCGACATCACCCGTCTGTCTGATCTGATCGTCCCGCAAATTTTTGCCGGCTATGTTCAGACTCTGACTGCTGAAAAATCCCGCCTGGTGCAATCCGGCGCTCTGGTAATGGACCAAGGCTTGTCGGACCTTCTTTCTGGCGGTGGCGCAACCTTCAACCAGCCCTTCTATCACGACCTGGAGTCTGACGAAGGCGACGGTAGCACTACCAAAGACCACTCCGAAAACGTGTCGAACGACACCGGTGCTGAAAGCAAGTCGGACAACATCAAGGCAGGGGCAGAAATCCAGGTGCGCATGTCGCGCAACAAATCCTGGGGCTCTGCAGATCTGACCAGTTCTCTGACCGGTAGCGACCCCTTGGTTGCAATCGCTGATCGTATTGCCGCCTTCCGTGTTCGCCGCCTGCAACGTGCGTGGCTGGCAACCATGAAGGGTGTGTTCGCAACCAACGACGCAGCGCCTTCCAACGGTTCCACCCACGTCGCCAAAGACCTCACGTTGGACATCTCTGCGGCCACCGGTGACGCTGCCAAGTTCTCTGCCAGCGCCTTCATCTCCGCAATCGGTCTGATGGGTGACAGCATGGACCAGCTCAACATGGTCATGATGCACTCTATCGTGTATCAAAACCTGATGCGTAACAACCTGATCGACTTCATCCCCGATGCTCGGGGCGAAGTGAACATCGCTACCTACATGGGTCGCGAAGTCATCGTCGATGACGGTTGCATGAACTCGGCAGGTAAGTTCGAGACCCTCCTCTTCGGCGAAGGTGCTACTCGCCTGGGTGCAGGTAGCCCGAAGGTTCCGGTTGAAGTCAAGCGCAACCCCCACGCGAACAACGGTGGCGGTGAAGAAGAGCTGTTCAACCGCTGGGAATGGTGTATCCACCCTGTTGGTCACGCCTGGAAAGGCACTGCCGCCTCCAACGGCGGCCCGACCAACGCAGAGCTGGGTGCGGCGGGTTCTTTCACTCGCGTGTTCCGCGAACGGAAGCAAATCCGCATCGCCCGACTGATCACCAAGGAACTGTAAGAGGTTCGCATTCCACAAGGGGCTTCGGCCCCTTTTTTCATAGGTGCTCGTTATGCCGTATACTGTAGCAGGGACGTTGAAGTTACCGGAGACAGGGAAACCTGCCGCTGGTGTGATTTTGAAGTTCGTAGCTTTGCAGTCCATTAGTCCTGTATTGGACCGCTCAGAGAGCGTGATTATCACAAGCGCAACAGGTGCATACTCTATTCAACTTGAGTACAACGCCTATTCAGTTTTCGCGACTCTTTATGACAATAAGCCTATTAACTGTGGGCAAATTGTCTTGAACAGCACGGTAGCAACGGGTCTAGACTTGCCTACTTTGCTGAACGGCGGCTATTCTGAACCCACTACCCCCTCTTGGATTGTCGAGCTGCAAAGGCTTGAAAGCGCTACCAAGAGCTCGGCACAGGCTGCGGCCACAAGTGCGGCACAAGCCGCTACAAGCGCAACTTCCGCAGCGGCAAGCGCAGCACAGGCGAGCCAAATCAGCGGGCTTTCCACTGTAGCTGAAGCGATTGGGCTAGCTGCCCTTCCGCTGCCAGATGTGTGGGCGCCGCTCAGTGACAGCTTGCGGATGATCACAGGCTATGGGCGGGATGTGCTGGTCGGGTCGGACGTAGTGGCAAGAATGGTGAATTTCAGCCGCAGCACCACAGCGACCTACATTAGCAAGGATGGTCAGCTGAAAACCGCTGCCGTGAACGAGCCTAGATTCGAGAAAGAGGGGCTGTT